ACGAACCTTCGGTGGTGGCGCTACTTCAAAGGAAGAGTAGAACGTTCCAGCACGACTTGCGTACAGGCTGGGGCTGTAAGCGCTACCAAGACTGTACCGCTGCATGATGCTTGCGGCAAGGTCTTCGGTTGTAGTTGGGGCAGCCCAAGTAGACGATGGGGCACTATCTACTGTGTTGTCTGCGCCAGCGTCACCGTTAGGAGCGCTATCGCCAGTTTCCATTGTTAGTCGCTGACAACCGTCACGTTCGGGCGGTTCATGTGACCACCGCTGTTGTACGAGTACTCCCACTGCGGCATGCTATCGCCTGCCATTGCGCCCTCAACGAACTCGCTGAGAACGGACGGAGCCTCAACCCACGAAGCCGAGCCAACGTGAGCACGCTCACGCATGGTGTCTGCTGCATGCTTGTAGAACATCTCTGGGTTGTTATGGTTCATACGCATCGGAGACGGTGCGGTGTCCATGTATGCGCCAACCGAGAAGTCGTTCGGGACATCCGTGTCGGTAGCAACGCCCTCTTCAAAACGAAGTGGACCCTTGTTGCCAGGGATGCTTGGGGCCATCGTGCGCTCAAAGACAGGCCTTCCAGTCTCTGGGAACATCGGTGCAGGTGATACTGTCATGTATTACTCCTTGAAGTAAGGGTTTCACCAAGAATACCACTAATTAAAAAAGGGATTCTCCTGAACCTGTATGGTCGGCATGGCTTCATGGACTGTCATAGCGCATGCCAAAGCCAATGAGTCTGGGTAGTCGTCAAAAGCACCCTTCTCATTTGGGGCTTCTGCCAACATGTATGGACCACGGTAGACCTTTTCGAGGTCGTTCATCTGCTGATTGAACCGTTTCCATGATCGGTTTCGTCGAGCCTTAGAGTGCCCTGGGATAACCAACTGTTCACGCTGAATCAATTCAGTAAGGTGCACCCAACGTTCGTTTTGATTCTTAGAGTCCGAAGACATGGCGATGACCTCAATGTGGGGCATAAGAATCTTGAGGCGTTCGGCAACAGCACCACCAACACCTTGGGAGTCCACGCCAACTCGAAGTACGTCGTAGTTCCTTAAGAAATCAATTATTTGGAAATACTGAGATTCCCATTCCTCGTTGTTAATCTCTAGCCAATTGAGAATGCGGTGTTCATAGAATCCAAACGGATCTGGATGGTCCCAGTCAACCCAAACCACAGTCACCACGGTGGAGTCATTTGCACGGGCAACGTCAATGCCAACTACCACAGGAGTTCTCCACCACTGCTTGACCAATGGCATGGATGGGTCATACAGGCGCTCGAGTCGCTCCTCGGTTACGAACATACCCTTTTCAAGCATCCACCTATTGCAGTACGACATCTGGAACTCATCTGAGTCCTCACCAATACGCAACTTCTCCTTGGAGATGAACTTGGCATAGTTGACGTTGTACTTAGACGCAACCCTGTGGTCGTACTCAAAGTGGCAGTCCCTAATGTGCTTACGGCTCTGGTTGACCCTGCGCTTGTTGTACTGGATCATCTTGTAAAAATACGACTTGCTACGGGAGGCAGTTCCAGTAAGCATGATGCTTCCGTTGTTGAACGCCAACATAGGCTTGATTGACTTGGTAATCATGAACTCGTCGGCTTCCTGAGCCTCGTCAATAAGAACGAAGTGGTAAGTCTTAGATTCAATCTTTGCCTTTGGGTTACAAGTCTGCATACGGCAGAGAGACCCAGAGCGCTTCATGGTGATGATCTTGCCCTTGCCACGAGTACCGCCAGAGACTGGCTTGTCATCCAACTCAGGGTCAGTGAGAAAATCCATAGCGTGGTCGTTAGTCAACTTGGTGACAATACGGCTGAACACGGTGTCTGCCTGGTCTTCGGTAGGAGCAAAGATTCCACACCAGAAACCCTTCTCAAACTTAGACAACCAGGTTGGGTAGATCTTGGACAACTTTGGCAAGATGACCATCATGGATGCCAGCACATTAGAAAGCACTTCAGACTTACCACTCTGACGAGTAGCGACCAGGGTAAGTTCTTCACCGTCACCTAGGACTATGGATTCAATAACACGGTACGCAATTGGAATCTGGTACGGGAATAACTGAACATTGCAAAATTGTTCAGTAAAGAGTACGAGTTTAGTAACTAACTGGTCGACAAATTCAGCCGAGGTTTCATCAAGTTCCTCGACTAAATCTTCTGGTAGTAACTCGTTTTCTTCATCCAATAGAGCATCAGACATACCCTATAGGCTACACCACCCTAGAAAAGAGATAGTTGGTCTGGGTTTTCCCGACGTGGGGTGTAGACGCTTTTCATCTCATCGAGTTCATCAAGATGCCGTTCCACCTGTCGTAGGAACTCAAGCATGTCGTCAGCATTGGCAATAAGCCTGTATGCCTCCCTGGTCAAGATTCCATTGTGGGTATAAGCATCAACACGCCTTGCAAGATCACGGGCAAACATGATTGCCTTGTCAATCTGTATTTCTTCTGGCACTCTCATGACTGCTTCCTGCTTTCCAATTCATTCCAAATAACCTGTAATGCCTCAACGCAGTCACGAACTTCGCTGGCTGGTGCGTCTTTATAACGCCATGCATCAAACGAGGCACCCAAGGACATGATTGTGTTATCCATCCAAGTCTTGAGCGATGGGGTATCCAAACGTGATGCACGCTGGGCTGCTCGAGACGGACTTGTGTCGTTAAGGTCTTTAAGTTCTTTTCTAAAAAGGTTCAACGCCATGTTGAGATCTCCGATACTTTTGTGTTCATAATGCGACCATCTAAGGCGTTGAGATAACCCTCAAACTCAGATGAGATTTCCTGCTTCTTACACAATCCAAACTGTAGTACATACTTTGCAATTCGTATTTGTAGTCCTCTACCTCTGCGCCAGTAGCCACCAAGTTCGTGCATCCACCCAATAGAAATAAAAGGCACACCACGTTTGCCGTTATCTCGGACAATCCAGTAGAACTTCCACACTCCGTGGACTACGTTTAACTTCATTTGCTGGAGTCTAGTACGAGTTCCAATCCAGAGGGAGTTGACCCTGTGCAGATTGTTGAGTTCCTTTGAATTCCTTCTCAGGACTATCGGTGATCGGGTTCGCATTTCCAAACGCCCCGTACTGCACTTTCAGACCGTATTCAGTCGGTGCTTGCTTACCAAAATGACTATCTCCAGCAACAGGCATATACCCATACTGCTCTAGTCCGTTGAGGGCACGGTTGATACTCTTCCCCTTAGACAGCGCTGTGTAGAAACGCTTGGCTGCATAAACAGGAACGTCGGTGTAGACGTACTCATTGCCGTTTGCTCGGTTACGAGTGCCACGGAAACTGACATACATGTTCCCTGTGCTGGTTTGCTTGTCAAAGAAATACTGACAATAGGTGATGCGAGTACTGTCTTGACCGTTGGTGTTTTCGCCAAGCATCTCTGGTCGTGCGTTATCGTACCCACCAGTTGATGCTTCCCACGGCTCAAAAGCATCTTCTTCGTTAAAGAGCGCTTGCTTAGTCTCTTCGTCTGCAAGGCTGAACTGGCGCAGGGAATCCTGCACCCGTGCCCTACCTGCTGATCCTAAACCTCTTGGACGTGCCATGGACTAATTATAGTTTGTTACGAAAACGCAAGCAGAGTTGCCAATCAGCCTTACCAATTACAGGCCATACAAGTTCTTCAATGTGGTTATCTTTCCAAGAATTGCCGTTTGGAATAAGAGAAAACACATTTTCAATATCTGGAAACACAAGGCGATTCAGTAAATCCTCTACCCGTTTTTCATGGGCGTTCCAATGGTGTGTAGCCCCATCCCACCATTCAACGGTTTTGTCATCTGGGGCAACTTCAGCGTGTTCCATGACTGATTCCACAAGCCACCATGGCATTGATCCCTGATTCCACAACTTGATGGTCTTGTAAACATCTGGGCAGATAATGAGCATGGGGGCTCCAGGTTTAGCCACACGAGACATCTCCATTAGGAATGCAGGAACTTCTTCCCAATGGATGTGTTCCAATACATGACTTAACATCACAGCATCAAACGTATTGTCTTCAAATGGATACGGCTTACCAGGCTCTACACGAACATCTGGTTTGGTTGTTTCGTTTTCCCAAACGTCCGTATTCACCCACCCTTGTGCGTAGTGTGTTCCGCACCCAGCGTTAAGAAACATTGCCACCATCAATTGGGAAATACCAACCACCACCGTGTCGTTGCGCCTGGGGCATATCTTGTCTGTGATTAATACCTGAATAGTGGGCAATCACAACCTTACGTTGCATCCCAGGAACATTAGGCTCAGACCCACGGTGCAATAAACGACCGTGCCAGAACAAGATGTCTCCACGTTCTGGGAGATACGTAATGACCTCTGCATTGCGCTTAACAATTTCTTCTTCAAAGATTGGTGTCAACAAACGCTCGCTGAACTTGGGCCAGCGGTGGTCACGTTCTTCTTCAGAAAGGGCAGCAAGGATCTTCTCACGAGTGACTACAGGCCAACGGTGGGAGCCACGGACAAATTGGAACGGACCAGAATCTGGATGGATTGTCTCAAGTGCAATCCACACAGCCACGTAATAGTCACCAACGTTCGGTGGATTCAAGTAGGTATCCTGATGCCAGTTGCGTCGAGTGGTAACCCACCCAGTCAAGTTGAGATGTACACCAGCAGGTTCACCAATCAATTGTTCCATCGTGTCGTTGATCCCTGCGTAGGTCAAGATGTTCATGACTTCTGGGTGACGGCGATACGGAGTGCAGTCAGGCCAACCACCAGGTCGTTCAGAGTTATTTTCTAACCAGCACTGCTCGTACTGCACCATGAGTTCTTCTGGGATGAAGTTCTTCTTGATGACAAATCCGTCATCGTTCCAGTCTGCTGGTCCAGCGGGTGGCGCTGGGATGCTGAGGTCTTCGTAGGTAATCACAGTGCCAAAATCCTTGTCATAACGTCGTCCCAATCTTTCCCACGCTGTTCCATGGAAAATTGATCTCTTACGACCTCATAGTTTACCAATGCGTCATCTTTACGCATGATGGGGTCAAGCAGTTCATTCAAGTGATATTCCCATTCTTCTTTAGTATTGGCAACACGCCCAACGCCCATGTCAGCCAAATACTGATACTCAGGGAGACCCGTGGCAATAAAAGGAACACCAGCCGCTGCGTACTCAAGACCTTTGATGAACGACTTGGCATGGTTAAACGGGACGTTATTCAACGGAACAATGCCAATGTCGACTGGGGTAAACAACTTGGGATAATCCATGATTGGAGCCATGGGCATGATCGTGGAGTGCAAGTGCTTGACTCCAGCCTGATCTGATGCCAACGGGGCATTCTGCGTGTGACCAGAATGGTGAAACTTCAGTTTGTGCTTCTCGATGTATTTACCAAAGTATGGCTTGAGAATCTCAAGGTCAGATGAACGCCACGGTGTAGCACCAACCCAACCCACAACGGGGGATTTCTTAGACATGTCTTTACGACGCTTCCACCTATTGATGTCAATCCCGTTTCTAACAAGAAACACATTGTCACGGTGTTGTGAGTAGTAGTCGTAGAGGAACGGTGTGGATGTAATGACAGCGTCTGCTTCGTAGATCATCTTTAGGTAATGGTCTCGGTTATTCTCAGGGTTTAACTTAGGATCAGTTGCCGCATAAGCCCTGTTAGTTGGCTCGAGTCCTTCAAAGAAGTCGTCGATGTCTACGACAATCTTTTGACCCATTGCTTGGGCTGTCCGTACCTTCTCAGCGAGTTCTCTACGCATCACAAGTTTGAATACGAGGATGTTCCAACCGTGAACTGCTTTATCTTTAGCAACGATGAGACCAAACCCATGATCGTCGTTGTAGCGAGGAAATCCCATGCCTACTCGCCAGCCGTACTTCTCCAATTCTTTCATTGGAAGATAGCAGCGATACCACGCACACCCATTTGGTTGAAGTGGTTTTGTTCCAGGAGACCAGTCGTATGTCAAAAAACTAATCGTTTTGTCAGCCATGTTGTCTTTCGTTTATTCGTCGGAGCCATCTCCCTTGCCGATGACAGCGACCAAGTGTACAACAAGGCCAGCCAGAGTAATCCATACGCCCCACTTCAAAGTTGAGCCTGACAGGGTGATCAAAACCATGCCAGTACCAGCCAAGGTCCAAGTCAACCCATGCATTTCATCCCAAAACTTCCTCACAGCGCTCCTTACGAA